TTTTTACCCTTTCTTCTCTACTCATAGGTCGTCCAAATCAAATTCTTCATCTACTGAATTATCAATAGCTGCTACATAGTTTACAGACTCAATCTCTTGAGGAGCAGACTTAATATGACTACTATCTAAATAATTATCTACCCAAGGAAGAGGATTGTTTCCTAGTGTTAGCCCTAATCTGGAAGGGTCAAGTCCAATATTAGTGATACGAACAGCAAAAATATAATCCATATACTCTTTAAGAATTGCAGCGTTCATACCAATAAGTGGAGATCCTTTACTAAATAGAAACTCAATCCATTCCATTTCTTCATTATATGCAGTTTGGTACATATCATAAGTTTCATCTTCCAAGTCAGCAGCAACTCTAGTAAACCCTTCACTAGGGTCTTCTCTAAGCATTTTAATCACTCGTTGGAATACATCTAAGTGAATCATCTCATCTCTAGCGATTAACTTAAAGATATTACTAGACCCAGGCATTAATTTATCAGGTTGTTCACTGAAGCTCCAAGCTGTTACGAAGGTTGCAAAGAATCTAATACCTTCAAACATATTAAGTACTAAAGCAGCTTTAAATATTGCTTCTTTAACTACTCGCTCATCTATTTCTGGAAAAGGCACTAGTAATGTACCATCCATTGAAGAAGCTCCATTATCTCTAGCAATTCTATTAGCATCCATCTTATCAAATACAGAGGTCGCCCAATCAAATGCTGCTAAGATACTGGTTGCTCGTTTCTGAATATGTTCGTCATCAATTATAGATTCGATGAATACGTCCACATCATTATATATAGCACGAACCATCTCAGTATAAGACTCACTATGCAAAAGTTCGTTATTTTGGTGGTTTGTAATGTATAACTCCCACTCAGGATTATTACTAATGCCACCATTATTAAAAAGCTGTAAGGGAGCACGCCCTGCACAGCTATCAAGAGTAATAGCAAACTTAAGCCCAGATTCATAGATGTGCTTGCCAGCTTCATCCAGACTGTCGAAGTGTACCTTTTCTTTAGATAAGTCGATTTCATTTTTACTCCAATTACCTATGGCTCGCATTTCTTCTGCAAATTCCATAATCCAAGGGTACTTTGGGTCGTGATAAGTTTGAATATTTCGGTTACAAGAATCCTCACCTAGAAATAGTCTAGTTCTTTTACTATTTACTGTTTCGCCTAAGTTAAAAATCTTACAACTCATAATGCCTCCATAAGAGGGAATATCCCTGCGATTACTTGTGCACATTTTTGTGCAATTTCCATATGCTCCAATTGAGTACCATTAGCACTTCTGAGTTCAATATAGTGTACCCAACTTCTAAGAGTGCCATTCATATACATTCTGCTCATTGTACACCCTTCTGGCAGTACAGAACGAGCCTGCTCTTTAGCAATTCCATTGTCTATAGCAAACTGATAAGCCTTTTTAGCTTCTTTAATTACTTTCTCTTGTTGGATTCTCCACATAGCTGAAAGTTTCTCATCATCTACTTTAATAGAATTTTGTCTATTTTTTGTGTCTTGCAGTCTAGCTTCACGCAACATAAATTCCATATCCTTAGTAGGATCTGCATAACGCTGACTAAATTCTTGAAAGCTAAAACTTCTATGGCGAAGAATCTGTCTTCCAATATCCCTAGTAGTTTCGATTTCCAAGCAAGCAGACACAGTTTCCAAAGGAGACCAATGCTTATGCTTAATAAGATACTTAATTAATTTTTCAGAAGTTTCTTTATTTAGCTGGTTACTTGGATTCGATACTCTAGCACAATACGCAATTAAATCTTGTACATTTTCTAACCCTAGACCTTCCATTTCTGTGGAAGGCATTGAGTATGAAATTAGTCTAACTTTACTAGTTGTATCCCCTGTATATAGGCTTTCTTGTTTATTAATTGTTTTAGTTTCCATTATTATTCCTTAAATACTACAAGCGCCGCTTTCACAGCCCTCGATAATTGTTTCACTTTTATTCTCTTTGTCTTTGGTTCTAATATAGTATAAACTCTTTAAACCATACTTCCAGGCAGTAAATATATCTCGTTTAACTCTATTAGCGTCTAAAATTTTATTAGGCATTTTTGTTAAGTCATACCATTGGTTGGTACTCATACCTTGATCTATAAACTTCTGTAAGATAGCCATTAATTTTAAATACTCAGCAGAGTTATTTTCAGGCAACTCCCAAGATTTCATATAATAAGGTTCTTTATCAAAGTCAGGTACTAAAGATTTAACTGTGAAATTAGAAGCTTCAAAAGTATCAGTAGTAGACTGAATTGGGTCAATTCCTTGTGTTGAGTTACTAACTAAAGAACTACTAGCAGTTGGAGGAATAGCACTAAGTGCCATATTTCTGATTCCATACTTTCTAGCTTTGATTCTTAATAAATCCCAATCACATAATAACTCATCTGGGTAAATTTGATCTATATTAGTATTATAGGTATCTACAGGCATAACTCCTCTAGAGTATGCACTTCTGTCTGAATACTCACAAGCTCCACGCTCCTCTGCAAGATTAATAGAAGCTCTAATAAGTCCAAATTGGAAGCGTTCCGCCCACTCATGAGTTAAACGCTTCGCCTTTGTTGTGCCAAGTACAGCTTCATTCTTAGCTAAGAAATGTGCGAAATCACTAATTCCAATACCTAAGAAACGATAACCTTTTGTAGGCCATTCTGCTGCATCTAATGGGTAGTTTTGAACATCAATAAGATTATCTAAGAACCTTACCATAATTTCTGTCAACCCATCTAATTCGTGTATATCTTCTAGTTTACCAAAGTTTACGCACCCAAGAATACATAAACTAATCATTCCATTATCTAAATTATACCCATCTACATCAATAAACTCATTTTGGCGAAGTCCTTCAAATTTCATCTCCTTTGTAGGTAAGAAAATCTCACTACAAAGGTTAGTTTGAGTTACTGGTTCATCAAATAAGCCTTGATTATTAACGTTATCAATAAAATGTATGTAAATACGCCCAGTGCCAACCCGTTCTTTAACGAGTTTATTAAACATTTCATTAGCGGGCAAGGTCTTTTTTCTAATCCCACTCTTTCTTTCGTAAGCTTCATAAGATTCCTTAAATTTAACAGGATCCCCATAGTGCTCAAATAGTTGTGGAACATCCTCGGAACTAAAAAGTGTAAAGTCCTGCTTCTTTAGCACTCTTTCGAAGAAGATGTTTGGGATGCCTATAGAGTAATCAATAAATCTAGCACGGTTAGTATTAGAACCTTGATTATTTTTATACTCTAAAATATCCATAATTTCCCAATTAAATATTGGGTAGTTTACTACTGTCGCTCCAGTACGCAAACTATTTTGTGTAAATTGTTTACTAGCGGCCTCTACTGCTTTTAGTAATGGAAGTGCTCCAGTATGTTTTACTGTATTACTTTTAACTGGAGCAAGTATACCTCGTACTGGCCCCATATCTACTCCAATACCTGCCCTATTAGCAGTCATTAGAGATAATGCATATTCTGAAGATAGGATAGACTCTGAAGTATCCCCCACCTTAATTTTACAACAAGAGCTAAACATTTTAAGTTTAGTTCTAACTCCACTAATAATTGGAGTAGGTAAACTAATCTTATCATCTTTTAGAGCCATATAAAAGTCTCTAATATAAATCATACGGTGTTCTTCTTCTGCGAAGATAACCATAGGAATTAACATAAAGGTTTCTTGAATCATCTCTAAACGACGATCTGTTTTAGCATCTTTAATTAAATACTTACTATCCATCTGTACAATTGAAGAATATGGGCGATGTAGGTCATTCTCATAATCTAACAAATCGCCTAAAATTTCAATTTCTTCATCTGAGTAGTATTCTAAAATTTCTGGGTCGTATAACCCATGCTCTACATTCAAATGTATATAGTCCAAGAATGGTAGAGGTTCGAAACTACCATATACTTCTTTTCGCATTTCAGTTACTAATAGTCTAGCTGCGAAAATAGAGTAATCAGGAGTTTTGGTAGTAATTTTTTCAGCAGCAGACTTAATAATTGTTTGTTGAATATCAGAGGTAGACATACCTTCCGCAAATTTAATATGAGCATTAATTGCGGTATCTGATACTGAAACGTCTAAGTCATCACGCTTGCAGGCTTCTAACATTCTATGAATGTTATCAATATTAAGTTCTTCTAGTTTTCCATTCCTTTTCTTAATTAGCACCTATATACCCCCCTAAAGTTTTATCAAGTTCTTTTAAATTATCCTCACCTATAGCTTCTTCACAGTAACTTAAAAGATCCATTAATTTATAATTATCTAAAATAAGATCGCCCGATTGATTTACATTTTTAATATATACATAGTTTCCAGGTAGAGGAATCTGATCCCATATATCAAAAGCAGAACCATGTTCTCTTATCAGGCAATATGCGCGTTTAGCGCCAACTCCTGCAATTCCCTTAACATTATCTCCAGAATCCCCCATTAAACACTTCATACTAATAAATTCTTCCGGGGTACAACTATGAATTTCTTCAAAGTTCTCACTAGTAGTTTCTTTTCTAGTTACATAAGAAAACCTAGATACATTATCGTTTATTAATAGATCCCAGTCTTTATCTGAGGAAACTAACCAACAATGCTCTAGGTCTGATTTAGGGAACTTTTTAGAAATATATGCGGCAATATCATCCGCTTCTACCCCCTTAAATTTAACTACTGGATATACCTCTCCAACTAGTTCCATAGTTCTGTTAAATTCTTCCATAAAGGCTATAAAGGCGTTCTTTTCTTCTTCTGTTTGAGTTTCTCTCAATTTAGCTCTATTGCCTTTATAATCTTCATCTACACTTAATCTATAAGATGATTTTCCCCAATCTGTAGCAATTATTACTTTACCTGCTTGGTAGGACTGTGCTAGACTTTGCACTAGTCTAAGATAATCTGCTGCAAAATTAGTAGACCCGTTATGCTTATATCTGAAAGCAAGGTTTAATCCGTCAACTACTAATAAATTATTTCTATCTCCATTTGCCTTTAAATCTTCCCACTTCATTTAATCCACTCCTCTATTGATTGAATATAATCATCCAATAAAGCAGTATAAGTACCATTTGAAAACTTAAAATATTCAATATCCCCAACTGGTTCAATTAAAGCAGTCATAAACCACTTTGATCTATCATATTTAAAGATTAAAATAGGTTCTTTACCTACTTGGTCTGATTCTCTAATAGTTTGTGCCCACCATTGTCGCCAATTATTACTTTTAGCAGCAGTCAAAATCTTACTATTAAAGTGGTCATCTTTATATGCTTTTACTTCTACACAATATAAATTGTGTTCTCCTGGAATGTATAAATCCCCTTTTAGTTTATGTTGTTCCCCGAGAGCTCCTGAACTTGGGACTCTTTCCCAAGATAATCCAGTTAAACTTCTCATTTGGTTTCTACATACTAATTCGTTTCTTGCTCCTTTAGCTCGACTATCAACCATTTTCTAACCTCGATATATTATTCTCCTTTATGACATTAATTTTATTAATTAAAGGATGTGTGTATTCATGCGACACAATAAATGTGTTTATATTTTGTTCTTGTAGTAGAATCTCTACTAGTTTTTCTTTTCCTTCATCATCTAACACACCCATAACCTCATCTAAGATTAGCAAATTCAATTTAGATTTAGAAAGAATATTCATTATCTTTCTTATTCCAAGTAATGTAGCCGTATTCACTCGGCCAAATTCCCCACTAGAAAGAGCCTCGATTTCAACTTCTCTACCTTCATCTATTATTTGAATGTTTAATTTTTCGCCTTTCAAATTAAAATTCAACTGAAATCTTCCGCTAGAAAGTTCAGATAGGTATGTGTTAATTTGTTCTTCTAAGTCTTTTACCAACGACTCAATCTTGAACGCTATAAGACCATTTGTACTGAAAGACTTACGAAGTATAGTAATAATACCCATAATCTCTTTAGCATTTTCTAATTCTTTAGCCTTTTGTTCTAATTTTTCTTGAAATTCTTCGGTTTGTTGTAAAATAACATCAACTTTAGTATTCCAAGCAGTAGCTTGTTCATTATATTGAATAGCTTTTTTAATCTTGCCTCTAATTTCTGTAATTGTAGTTTTTAATTGATCTAGTTTAGCTTTTACACTTTCTCTATCAACTAACTCTGAAGTCATATCTTTATCTACTAAGCTGTTTAAGTTTTCAAACTCAGAAACTAATTTCTGATGGTTTCTATACTTTAACAGCTTGTTTTTAGTTTCAGAAATAACTTCATCAATTCCATCAATTTTATCCGAGTTAGCTTCAATAACTTTAGTTGCCCTATCTATTAAATCTGATACAAATTCTTCATCCACAGACTGCATACAAGTAGGACATTGCCCACTAAGTTTAGATAGTTTAGTTACTAACGCTTTTCTAGAAGTTATCTCCGATTCTAGTGATCCCTTCTCTTTGACCAGAGAGTCCGTAGACTCCGGCTTGTCCACTTGCTTTACTACTTCGACAATATCGATTTGAGAAAGTAATTCTTTATACTGATTATTAGTATTTACATCTTTATTAATTTTATCAGAATTTTCTAGTTTTGTTTTAAGTTTAGTAAACTCTTCAACACTATCAGAAGGATCATCTGGAACTATTACAATTCGTTTTTTCTTAGAATCTTCTAAAGTATTTTTATCTAACCACTCTTCAATAGTATTACAACTAGATTCAATAGCGATTAATTCAGAATTATACTCTTTATATTTATCTTTAAAAAGTTCAAATAACTCTATATACTTATCTAATCCTAATAAACCTATAAGAAATTTCTTTCTATTAGTATCTGTAGCTCTAAGAAACTCTAAGTTGGAGGAGGCACTTTGATAGAATAATTGTGAAAAAGTTTTATAGTTTAAACCTAATACATTTTCAATAGTTTTGTAAGTGGCAGTAGTAGTATGACTACTAATATCTTTTCCATCTTTTAATAGCTTTAAAGATATACTGCTCTTTCGATCTAATACTACTTTATAGTTAGTATTATCTACAGCAAAGTCAACCTCAATATAATAACCTTTGCCTATATGCCTATTAGCAATAGCTTGCTTCTTAATCCCTTTATTATTTTTTCCAAATAACACTTCTTCAAGAATTAAAGGAATACTACTTTTACCTGTACCATTTGTACCTAATAACTGAGTTACTGGAGCTTCTGTAAAATTAATTGAATTATTTTCTCCGTATGAAAAGCAATTGCTCCATTTAAGCGTCTGAATATAAATCATTAAAAACTCCTAAAATATTTTCGATACTACCCGCATCTAAGTTTTGTACATTTTGTAAATATTCAAACAGTTCCTCCTCGATAGTCATATCTTTTAGGTTTAATACTGCTTCAGTATTTTTATTTACAATCTTTTTATCTAACAGTTCATTATCAATATCTACTCCTGATAGAGCTAATAAATCTCCTGTGATCTCGTATATTGTATGATGAAAATCAGTCTTCACCATTTCTTCTTCTGTTTCTACTGTTTTACGAATTAATTGAGGTAAATCCAAAGGTATCCAATCATACTCCAAGTCTTTAGAGTCTAGAATTACTACTCCAGTTTTTACTTCATTCCTATGAAATGATACTGTCATAGGACTGCCTGGGTATAGAATATTTCTCTGACTATTAGAATGAGCGTGTAAATCTCCAGCAACTACTAAATCCCAATGATTTAATTTATCTAAATTAATTTCAGGAGTTACGTGTGGAGGAATCTCGCCCCTAACATGGGTGAATAGAATCTTATTGGAGAACTGTTCTGGTTTAAATGTTTTTAAGTCTGTATAAGGCAGAAAATCTAAACCATGAATAGAAGTACTACTAGTTATAATAGAAACTTTACTATTTAAACCATTCACTACTTTCTGTAGTTGAGTTAAGAAAGTATGTCCTTTCTTAGTTGCTTCATGGTTTCCATCGTATATAATTGTTTCTACATTACATCCTTTTACATAATCAAAGAATAACTCTAACTCTTCTAAAGAAGGTACTTTGTCAAATACATCTCCGCCAATAACATTCAAATCTACACTTTTCTCTAATTCGTGTAGTTTTTCGAAGAACATATGAAATCTATCTTTCTGCCATTCTCTAGGAACATTTTTCTGTCCTAGCTTAATATGCCAGTCAGCACTAAATAATATCTTCATAATGTTTTCCTATAAAATAAGGGGGCATAAAGCCCCCTTATAGAAATATAACTTAATTAAGCTGGAATATCTTCTGCAGTTTCGAACTCATCAAGTACATCAGCACTTGCTGTATCATCATTACCACCTAAAATATTGCTTTCGATGAAAGTCTTTTGATCGTCTGCTATTGGACGAGGTACGATCTCGTCAATTGGCTTAAGATCCTTAATAAGCTCCAAATCTTCCTCAGAAAGAGGTGAAGCCTTAATCTTCATCTGTTTAACTGTGTACTCTACATTAAATGCAAGAGGTCCAGTCTTTTTACGACTAACTGTAATATCCCAACCAGTCTTAGTATCGGTTGGATCGCCCAGCTCTTCGGCTACAGTTAGAATTTGCTCAAACATCTTCTTCTTAAGATTTAGAAGTTTAAGCTTACCATCAGAACGGTCAATAGCCATTACAGCATATGCCCAAGAACATTTCAGGTCAGGGAAGTAGTGGCGAACCCAATCCTTCTCTAGATTTTTAAAGGACTCAGTCTCACGGTCAAACCCTAGACACTCGATAGGCATATTCTTGCCCTCAGAGTTCTTTACCCAGTAGTTATATCGTGCTACGATATCACCAACCATACGGAAAGTGTTATCCCCATCAACCAAAGCTAGCAGATCTGCACCGCCCTTCTTTGCCTTACCATTAATTTTATCAAATGAAATTGCCATTTTTATTATCCTCGTGTTTAAAGTGTATTTTATCGTTTACTATTGCTAGTAGTCTATTTTGTGTCATATATTTTTCATGTATGTCAGCATGTATAAGCGGTAAAGAGACTTCACCATTTAAGTTATAAAACATAATATTTCTCAAACTTGCTAGATGGAGATATAAAAGAATCTCACTTTCTGAAGCAGACTTATCTGCCCACAAAGCTTCTGGATTTCTTAAAAAAGAATCTCCCGAAATTTCTCTTAAATCCTTACCCTTAAGGTACTTCTTTGTACTCCTTGTACATAACCCTGTGGTTAAATACTTTAGAATAGCAATTATACCTTTTGGATTGCCATTTGCGCGTTGTTTAATTTTTTCCCAATCATATTTTATCATTATATTATACCAAAGATTAACCATTTTGTCAAGAATTATTTTTAGGTTATGTTATGAACTTTATATCCTAACTTCATATATAAACCCACTCTAGCAGTTGCTTGGTTATTAGCTGTAGAACCTTTCAAATTAATATCAATAACTTCAGGGTCTAGTTTATCTTCGTCTATTCGTATAACTCTACCTATTAACTGTGTTAGCATAGGCTCATTGTTAATAGGAGTTGCTAAAACTAAAGAAGATAAAGCATTTAAAGAAATGCCCTCAGAAAAAATACTAATACTTCCACATAGTATATCTTTATCTTCATAAATAGATTGCATAAGTTCATCTCTATTATCTGTCTTACCTGTGATAACTATTGCATTATCACCACAAATAGCAGCAACATTTTCTAGAAACTGAACTCTATCTGCTACAACTAATACTTTATGCCCTTTTATAGCTTGAGTCTGTGCTATATCTGCTACCAAAGTTTGATAGTCAGTTCGTTTAACTAAGTCGTTAACTCGTACAGCCCAAGGTATATTACGGTTACTACTAAAAGGTATATCTGTTTTCATTCTGAAAATAGTTGGAGTTAAAGCATTTTCAACTGGGGGCTGAAAAAGTTTAAAACCAAAATAATCTCTTAGTACAACATGTCGGTTATCCTTCCTCTGTAGAGTACCAGATAATCCAATTTTATTAGTAGCCTTAATTTTGTTCAATACATCAGTAAATGTACTCGCAGGAGTATGATGACACTCATCTACAATTACAGTACCAAAACTTTCCATTATTTTAGCTACTTGTTTCCTTACGGTTTGGATATTTCCTACGACTATAGGGCTGTCGGTTTCGAAACGACCAGATCCTATAATACCAGGTTTTATACCAAAACATTTTTCTATTTCTTCTTCCCATTGATCCCTCAACGCAACTGTGTGAACAATAACTAAAGTTTTCATACTAAGTTTCCCGGCAATAGCAAGACCTACAAAAGTCTTTCCGTAACTTACTGGGGCGTTTATTAAGCATGAGCCCTCTACTTCGTCATAAATCGCCTGTTGTGATTCTCTTAGTTTATATTTAAACTTGGGAAATTCTACTATATCATTAACTCGTTTATCTACTAAAGAATAAGTATCAGGAATTAAATCAGTTCTACCACTAGGGATAGAGTATAGACCTTTTCTTATTTTTGTAGCGTTTCGTATAGTAAGCATTGGAGCATCAAGTGGGTTTACCCCTTTCTGCTCTATTTCATATGTTAGAGTTTTTATAAGTAATTCTTCTAAATCGTCATCCGTTTCTAGATAAATTCTATTACTAAGGACAGCTTTCATACTCTTCTCCAACTATCTTTTTTCTTCGTTGTAGATACTTCATATAGTATATATCCACCTTGTAGTTTTAGAACTCCTGCATACTTAAAGTTTGGAGGAATTTCTTCGTGCATTAAAAAGGGAGTGTTTATTCCTTTTACGATAACTTTGGTACTACCAAATCCTGTAGGTATTAACCTAGCTATTTTATGATATTTTAAAGTAGCTTTTTCTACTTTATGATACTTAAATATTTGTCCAGTATCATCAATATAGACTCGTGTTTTATTCTTACTAAATAGTAAATCTTTAACACTAGATACACTCGTACGTAAAGGATATTTGTACTTCTTTATTCGAAGTCGGCGCTCACCAAGATTTTCGCCCTCCAAATTTCGGTCATCTAGGATATACATTTTATAGATAGTATAAACCTTGACCACCCCATAAATATCCGTTAAACGGTCGTAACTTCTTAACGGATATATGGGGAATTTAATTTCAGGCAGCGTCTTTAGGATCACTAGTTTCTTCCACTAATTTATTGAGATACCACTGAGCCTTTTTTAAATCCTCTAAACCATTTTTATATTTGTAACGACTTACATACTTAATAATGTTACCTTCAAGATAACTAAAATCTTGGTCTAAGATAAAGTCGATAACTTCTATTTCGCCTTGTTTATAATGATTAGGGTTAATTCTGTCTACTACTTTCATTTTCTGCTCTCTTGTAATATCAATTAGTTTACCAAATTCATGATTTTCATCACTTTCTTCTCTACCACACCAATTGCAAGGTTGCCCTTTACCTATTAGCATAACATGCCTTTCTACTGGACAATCATGTTCCCACATATCTAGCTGCCCCATACTTTTTCCTCCTCTGTAAATGAATAATCATCCCCAATTTCTAGATCAATACCTACAGGAGCTCCTGGGATATTGCAACCTCTATCCATTTTAGTATAATACTCTAATTTCTCACAATATTCATTCATTTCATCATCTGGTACTTCCGCTAAGATAGAGTCATGTACCAAACCAAAAATCTTAGCCTTCATTCCTCTAGCCTCAATATAATTCTGCATATCAACCCCTGCTAGCAGATTAATATCAGAAGCTACTGATTGAATTAAGAAATTAACTGCACTTCGTACTTCATGTCCTGCAATGCCTCTATCAGTAGAAATAACATTAGGAACTCTACGCTTTCTACCAAAAATACTATAAATGAACTGATTATCTTTAATTGTTTTCTTAGAAGTATCTAACCACTTCTTCAATTTATGAAAAGTCTCAAAATAATCCGTAATAGCGTCTTTAGCTTCTTCGAGAGATACTCCAGCAGTTTCAGCTACCTTCTCTGGTCCGGAACCATATAGAATACCAAACGAGATAGCTTTAGCAGCTTGACGTTTTTTCTTGAATTTAGTACTAACTTCCTCAACTTTACAAGGTAGCCCAAAGATACGATGCGCCATAGAGCTGTGGAAATCTCCTCCACTTATAAATACATCTTGAAGTACTTTATCTCCAGATAATACAGCAGCTACATACATCTCTGCTGTTGCCAAATCCTGGGAAACAATCTTGTGTCCTGGTCTAGCTTTAATACAAGACTTAACAATTTTATTATCTCTAGGTAATTGCTGCATGTTAAGCTTACCGCTTGAACTCAGCCGCCCTGAAGTTGTAGAAGTTAGATTAAACCCAGTTCTTAGTCTATTATCAGCATCAAGAGCTGGAATAATTTTATCCAAGTAAGTATTTTTAATTTTACTAGCCTTTCTAATACCTAAAATAGCTTCAGGCAATGGATGTTCTTTAGACAAAATTCCTAAGACTTCCGCATCTGTACTAATTGCTCCAGTCCCAGTTTTCTTACCAGGTACAGGTTTCAATCCTAGTACATCGAACAGAAGAACTCTTAATTGCATTGGCGAGTTAGGATTAAATACTTTTCCTTGCAACTCTTCAAAAGTATGTACTTCCGAAAAGCTATACAATTCTTGATGAAGCCTATTAATCTCTTCATCCATTTTTGTTTGTCCTTTAACCAATCGTTCTGTATCAAAAGGTACTCCATTATCTTCTACTTGTTTAAGGAATCTCATCCCAGGAACTAATAAAGTTTCATAAACTTTCTTAAGATTAGGGCTTTTATAAATAATTGGCTTAAACTTTCGGTATAGTTCAATAGTTGCAGCTGTATCCATAGCAGCATATTCAGATAGTACATCGAAAGGAATTAAATCGTATGTAAAATCTGCTTGTTTTATTTTATGAGTTTTACAGTAGTCAGTTCTAAAATCTACTAGAGCTTTATCATAATCCCCTAATCGTTCACAATACTTCATTGCTAAAGGTTTCAGACCATGAGTACCTGGAGTTTCATCCAAGTCATAGTGCATTAGCATAGTATCATCAATCTTAGGAAATTTAAAGTTAAAGTGATACTCTAGCATATGTAAATCGAACTTAGCATTATGCATCACAATGTTAAACTTCATAAAGATTTTTTGAAGTAATGCTTCCAACTCTTCATCAATAATATCAGTTGAAATATATACTCCTTGATTAGGTTTATAAGATAATGAAATTCCTAAAACATAACCATCTCTTGGATATAGCCCTGTAGTTTCCGTATCCACTGCAATAGTATCAGTCAAATCTGTACTTAGACTCAATAACATTTCGCAATGTTTCTTAGCTACATCTACATCCTCAATACCTTCATAATCTCCTACTCCCATCTCTTGAATATCACCTTTAATATACTGATGTATCTTTTTTACAGCTTGTTCAAAAGCAGGCTTACCTTCTGGCTTAAACGCCAACATAGCAGGATTGATAATAGGCATAAACTTATCATCCACTAAGTGTCCCTGATACTGAGTAACAGAAGAAATCTTAGCATAATTTTTAGCGGCTTCTGAGCCAACTAAGATTACATAGTCATAGTTATCTAAATCAACTTCTAAAGTAATATCTTTCTTTAAAAGTTTCTTTACTTTTACATCAGACATATGTAAGTTTTCAAACTCAAACTCAAAGTATTTTTCATACTTTAAATTTGAGGGAGCTTTATCAATTATCGCTACTGTCATAAACTAATTCCTTTAATGCTTGTACATCATCCTTACCTAAGTCTCCTGGATCTACTCCATCAGGTAGTTTGATTATTTCTGTAATATATTGTTCTTGTATTTCTTTTTCTAACTTATTTGCAGCAATCTGCCCTGCAGAATCGCCATCAAATAGTATATAAATTTTTGATAAACCTTGTAATTTATATGGAGCTAGTTTTTCTTCCCATTGTTTAATTAAAGTTTGTGTGCCAAATACACATACTGCGTTTTCCAACCCTTTATCGTGTAGATTCAGCATATCAAATATACCCTCTACTAAAATAATGGAACCTCTAATCATCTTAGGAGCTGCAGGATGTAAAGGAGGAGATGTCTTAGGTGGAGTAATCATATACTTAGGGTTAACATTACTATGCATATGTCTTCCAATAAATACTATAATATCTCCTAAAATATCTCTTACAGGGAATACTATCCTATTCTCGTAATCTTTATGTGTAAATGCTTCAAACTTAGTTAAAGTATCTAAACTAATATCTCTGAAATCGTCCCTAAACGGAATAGCCCCTAAAGGCATATCCATAGCTTTAGCTAGTAATTTAGAGATTTTCTTCTTTATTTGCTGTACTCGTATTTCCTTAAAATCAGAAGCAATATTAAAATACTTAAAAATACTTCCTTTAAACCCACAACTAAAACAATGATATGCTCCAGTAATTTTATCAATTCTCATTGAAGGGTTACTATCATCATGCTCTGGGTTAAGACATTTAATTACTAAGTCGCCCCCTTGCGAAGAATACTGAACCCCTTTCTCTTTTAGTACTTCTTCTGGTATCATTTAAAACTCCAAGTCATCTGACATTTTCTTAAGTTCTTTTACTTTAGGTTCTTTCTTCGTTACTTTCTTTTTAGCTTTTGGGTCTTTATCTTCGTAAGGTACATCAACTGGAGAAATCTTTAATGAGTTCCAATTAATTGTACTAGAGAAGTTCATAGGGGTTCCGTTTCTCATCTTAGTAGTTTCGAAACTAAACACTCCTGTGTCATGATCCTGTGGTTTAAGGATAAATGCTCTATCTGCAGCATCAAGAATACCTTTAGAATATCTTGCCTCTCCAGTAGCATCAATCTGATATGGGGCAACTACACAAACGTTGTGTTTCCTTGCCAAGTTCTTTAACTCTTTACTTAGCGTTAGCTGTGTTTGCCAGTTGTACATATCTTCTGCTACAATCTGATTAACATAATCCACCACTACTAATTTTAGTTTATCTCCAAACTGTGCTTTAAAATTCTGCAAGTGGAGATCAATACTAGGGATAGTAAGCCCTTGGTCATCAATAATAACCATTTGGTTATCTGGTTTTAGTATCTTAGTACGATTTAGTTCTTTTTCAAACTTAGTATAATCTTTATGTACTAAATATTCTTCTAATAGGTCTTGCCCATCTACGAACATATCTGCTCGTTTTTGAGCCAATACCATAACTTCATTATCTGAACTAAGACCTCTAGTCAGATTGGTATTATTCACATCTGCTAGAATACTCATAGTTCTAGTGAATACTTCTTGTGCTCTCATTTCAATACTAAAGTAAATTGATGAATTACCCATTAAGTATTGATTTACCATCAGGTTTGTACTTATTACTGACTTACCTGATCCTCGATAACCTCCAAATAGCACTAATTCTTGCGAGGCTGTTCCACCGAGTGTGGCATCGTATTTATTATTTAGTCCCATAGGGAACAATGTTTCTGATTCATCTATATCAAATAATTGAACATCTGACATAGTTGCAATTTTCTCACTTGTATGCGTCTTTTCATCCAAGTGTAGTAATATATGCGCAATTTCGTCTTTGACTTCTTGCACATCCATCATAGTAATTCTGTCTACAAATTTATCTATTTGTAGTAACGCCTCATTCTGAGTAAACTCATTAATCAATGCCTCCATAGCTAGATCAATGTCTACATCAGGGGTTTCTAGGGATTCTAATGCTTTGAGTGCTCGTTTGAGCGGGCCGTCCCTAGTGATAAGGAGCAGGTCTTCAAAGTTAGGTATCGCTTGATGTTTAATATAATACTTGTTAATAGCACTATATATTGAGGCGTGCGAAGAGCTGAAAAAAGCTAGTTTAAGCCTTGTCCACGCTCCTAAACTTCTTTCGTTAAGAAGTTTATGTAATACGACACTTCCAATATCAGCCATAACATGATCTTACCTTAATTTTGCCTCATTATCAATAATAACGCGGTTTAGTTCAATTTCTAATTTATCAAGAATTTCTTCTCTTAGTTGGTTCAAGTGTTGTTTGTACAGCGGCCCCGAATCGTGAAACAGCTGAATTTGTTCAAATGTAACTAACCCTTGAATTCCGAAATATATGTGTGATAAGGGATCCTCATGTGTAGGACTTATCTTAACTGTAGTGCCTGGGCCAAAATAGTCTATATTATGGGTAGCAACCTCATCGGGTACTAGACTATCTGTATCTTCATATTCCACAATAACTTTCATACATCCTCCAGACGAAAAAAAGGGTAGGCAGTTGCCTACCTACCCTCCAAGCTAATAATTAAGCTATCAACTACTACGCAGTAGCAGCTTCGCGCTTAGCAGCAGCTTGAGCCGCCTTCTTAGCTCCATCATAGTTAGAGCAAAGAAGACCACGGTGTGTCAACATTGTTTTAACGCCACGAACGGTCTTTCCGATAGCATCAGCAATGTCTTCAACGGTCATATTGGTGATATCACCAAGAGCTTCTAAAGCGTCGGTCTTCGCTTTAGCGTGTGACTCACGCTGCTTAGGCATAGAAATGCCGTGAGTACGAGAAAGACTAAGAGCCTTTCCACGGATAGAGTTGATGCTCTTACCAAGTGCATCTGCAATATCCTCAACGAAAGCACCGTCCCCGATCATCTCAAGTACAGTTGCTTCCTCTTCCTCTGAGTAAGTACGAGCAGCAGCTTCTCGTACAGTTGGTTTAACCTTGCCAGTTAGTTCCATAGACAATAGCTTGCCTTGAATTGACTTAGGGCTAAACTCGCCATCTAATACCATCGCAGCGATTTCAGCATAAGTGTAACGACCAGAGTTGTCATTTACAAAATCTGCTAACTCAGCTTCCTGAGCTTCGGTATAAGTGCGCTTGTTAGCTGTTGCAGCTAACTCTACTTCGTAGCCCATCTTGCGTAGCTTTGAAGAAACACTGCGAGCAGTAGTTTCCAAAGATTCAGCAGCTGATGCTACAGTAGCCTGTGATACTGGTGACTCGTCGCCAACCAGTGATGTAAGAGTTTCAGTTCTTTCGTCTGTCCACTTAGGGATTGCCATATTAATTATCTCCTATAAGATTTTTGATTGTATCAATTTTAATGTTTAATTTTTCGGCTTTTGTGCGTTTACTAGATTGTTTTCCTTCTTCGTCTATCAGAATATCTATGTTCTTGCTAACGCCAGATACAATAGTATATCCTTTAGACTCCAAATATTTGCCCGCTTCAGTTCTGTTCTTAAAGTCTTTTAGCTTTCCTGTTATACAAACCTTAAGCCCATTACTTACTGTTGGGCTACTTTTTGTTTCAGAAGATTTAAAGCTTAAAGGCAGTTCATTCAAACCTTTGCCGAAATACTCTTCAGAAATCCAAGTCAAAACAGAATCAATAGTTTTCTGCCCTAACCCAGCTTCCTTACCTTTTTCATTATCGAATTGCTCGATATGTTTAACTACTGAGGCAATTTTCTTACCAGCAGTAGATCCTACTAAATTAATTGAGAAGCTATGTAGTAGTGTTCCTAATTCAGCACGCTTGCTGATTTGAATATTAGAATAAATCTTTAATCCATTTTTTCCTAACACTGACTCCAAATCATGCTCAGTTAATTCGTATAGTTCTTTAACTGTTGTGATACCAAGTTTGTTTATGCTTGCGGGACCAAGACCTTTAATCTTTAATACCTTAGCAAAATGCTCTAATTTCTTAGAGGACTGAGCCTCACAATCAGTATTTTTACAAAATAATTGGTCTTTTACTCTTACCAATAACCCACCACAAGATGGGCAGTTAGTAGGGGAAACAATTTTTTTATAAATTTCTTTTTTCATTTTATATATGTATATTATACTTAATTTTAACCATTTTGTCAAGAATTATTTTTACCGAGGTTATAAAATTCTTTTCAAGACTCGCGGTATGATACCACCAGCTCTTTCGACTGCTACAGTACAGCCAATTTCTAACCCCAAATCTTCGATATACTTAATATTGTTAAGTGTAGCTTGAGAAATGTTAGCCCCATCAATTTCGATAGGGTCAAGAATAGCTACAGGAGTAACTTTTCCACTCTTACCTGTTTGCCAAACTACATCTAATAATTTAGTTGGTATACCTTCAGTTCTAGTTTTTAGAGCATAAGCTCCACGAGGGTGTTTAGCAGTATGACCTAATTCATTAAAGTCTTTATTACTATCTACCCTAAAAACACGACCATCATTAGGAAATATATCCCAAGCAGAATCCAAGACAGTATTGAAGCCGAACTTCCTAAGATACTCCATATCTTGTCTATAACTGTCCGATTTGTAAGATTGTTCATTTTGCATACCATAAGCGATAAAAGTAATATCCCTACTATTAAACTCTACTTGATCTTTCAAGTTTAATGCTCCTGCTGCATAATTTCTAGCATTAGGAATTTCTTTAGGGGCTACTACTTCGCCCGTAATTTGCAGAATATCTTCAGCATTAAATCTAATATTTCTAGGTACAACATTACTGTTCAAAAATTTACTAGTAATATCTAACCCCTCAATACCGTCTCCTCTAGTAAGAACTCTGTGCAACTTACCGTTAAGGTAAGACACAGCGATTGCTGCTCCATCTAATTTAGTTGTTTCAACAATCTCTTTAGAGTAACTCTCTAAGGGATCTTTTCCTTCACCAACATAATATTTTTGAAGGGAGAATAGTCTATACGGGTGTTTAACTCTTTCCTCTACTGGAGCACCAACTTCATCAAAGTTAGCGGCTTCAGCTAAAAGGTCGAATTCTTCATCTGACATAATAGGATTACCTTCATAGTAAGCCTTACTAGCTGTTCGCAGTTTAGTCAAGATGTCCGTCATTTACTATTTCCTCCAATTCTTTCTTTAGTTCTTTCGCAAATTTAAACTTTACTTCTGTTTCGGATAGTAAATCTACTAGAGCATCGAATAGTTCTGCTACTGTACCGATTGTTAACGGTATACAAGCACCTTCTTTTGTGGGAAGATACCCTTCATCAAAACTAAGATAATACTTACGGATATGTAAGTACATCTGCTCTCTAAATTCACTAACGGTTAGCCTATATTGTTGTCCTTTTGCTTCATTTTCATATATTATACGATTATAAATATCGTTGTTTTGTTCCATTTCTTACACCATAGAAGCACTATGTTCCGTTAGATTAACGCCAAGTTCTGTTAGATGTTCTAAATTTCCTAGCTCATACCAAGGTTGGTAAGCATAACGACAGTGATCTCCAAATACCCATAAACGATATACTTTACCGTGTTCTGGGTGGGTCTCATAAAGTCCGTCACTATTAAAGTGTTCGAACTTCTTTTCAGTCGCTACATGCCCAACCACTTGAGCCATTGTATTATATCTAGCAGACCAGCAGATTTCATCTTTTGCATAGTCCTCTTTTAGAGCACCATCTGGGATCATTTCTGGATTGAAATAATCGGTAGCTTTAGAACGCAGAGGCACATTATACTTACGAAGTATGCCTTTGATAAAGCCAGTTGAGCGATAGTTCTGCTTAGAAAGTTCAGTAATAGATTCTCCCTTAAGATAGTCTACAAGGATACCTTGTAGCTCCATAGGAGTAGCAGAAGTTCCACGCTTCTTGGCTTTTATCCTCTTTATCTGTGCTTTTCGTTCCTCATGCTGTTCCAGAATTTTAGCAAGACGAGTTGTGTTGTAACTAATGTTGAGAATCTTACAAGCTTCCTTCTTAGTGATAGGATCACTTGCGTTCAATAAGGCTGTTACTTTATCCAGATTCTCATCGTCTAGTAACTCGCCTTCTTTAGTCTTAACACCTCGTGATGCCATTAATCGTCCTTAGTAATTTGTGAAACTACATTGAAAAAGTACAGAGCTGCCTTACCAGTCATCTTCTCGATAATGTCAGAGTCTACTTCAACTCCAGCATCAGTCAAAGCTCCAGTAAGTTTTTCGATCTGCTCTGCCTTGCTAACTCTAGCAGGCTTATCACCTGAAGAACTAGACTTTGCTGCAGGAGCTTTCTTTACATAAACTCCAGCTTTTGTCAGAATCATACGAACACCATTTGGAGTCTGCTCATACTCTTCAGCAAGCTCCTTTACGATATCCATACTATTTTCGGGAGTAGGCTCACGAGCCTCATACTCACCAACTACTTCTGCTTTCAATTCATCTGTCCAAGCCATTTTGCGTCCTTTTAGTTGTTATAAAAAATTTTCTTCGTGATTTCTCAATTTCACAAGACATATTATACTAAAGTTTTACCATTTTGTCAAGAATTATTTTTTCAAAGGTTAACCCCTGACCAGTCCGCCATATATGCATTAGCATCGAGGGCGGCACTATGGTAAGGGTTGAAATAATTTTTGTTACCATTGATGTATTGCGTTCGCTATAATAGCCACCATTGCTATCATTTCCATCGCATACCAAAATAGTCTAAAATAGCAACACCTGTCTGCTATGTCTTTATCTTCGTGGCATTTACCACCAAAAGTTTTACATAAAAGTATTACCCAATTCATAATTTTTCTCAAGGAAAAAAGAGGAGGCTTTCGCCTCCTCAACATCAATCTATGACTGATTCATAGTTCGCTAATCTTTTCCGATAATCGTCATGTTTTTTCTTTAATTCATAATACGCATCAGCATTTACTCTTGCTCCCTCTAAAAAAGCATTTAGAACTTTTAAGGATGTGTTCCCCATACTTGTTCGCATATTAGGGTTCATATCAAATAAGCTCAGTAGAGCATTTACTAAACTTTCTTTTTCGGGTGTCATTCTCTATAGTTCCTCGGTAATGATTTTTCCCATCTTCTCAGGGCTAAAGTTACGATAATAAGTACCATAACCTTTTTCTTTTAGCCACTGAGTTCTGTGCTCTAGAGCTTCTTTAATTAAGTCGTCAAACCTAGAAACTCCATACACTACTTCTGCTACCTCTTCATCTTCAAGTTCTGAAATATCTAACCCAAAATAATTCTTAGTTGGAGTAGTAAGTGCTATGAACTCTCTATGTGAGGTATCATTTGAATTTTTACGATAGTCAAACTGCATTATTTTCATTATATTTTTCCTTTTTCGATTTTATAATGTATATTATACAGAAATTTTACCAAGTTGTCAAGAATTATTTTTTCAGTCCTCAACCTCTTCGGTTACAGATGAAGTAATTTCGCGTGTTAAATCTCTTAGCGCTGCTTCAACTTTCGCTACTTCTAGTCTTAACTCGTTAAGTTCTGAAGACCATGATCTATAAATTCCTACTAAACTTCTTTGCTCGTCTGTCAACTCATCTATAGTGTATTCTTTGTCTTCGATTGTAATTACATTTTTTTCTTCACTCATTTTTGTTTTCTCCTTTCTGCTAATGATTTACCTAGTGTAGCAACAAAGATATATTGCTTACTAGGTATAAGTAATGGTATTATTAAAACGGGTATCACTAAAGCGGATAGTAATACCCATATAATTGCTGTAAGTATAGGATTAGTTGAACAAACACAACAAGGGTTTAGTTCTAAAGCTATTTGTTTAGCTGGACTAAATAATGCTAAATAGGAAGTTATACCTCCTGATATTGCAAATATTAAGTACCAAGTGTACCAATTCAAAACACTCTAACCTCCTTCGCTAATCTAAAAATTTGTCAAATATGCGTATATTATACTAGAAATAACCTAATTTGTCAAGAAATATTTTTTATATACTCATATGTAATATTTGGAACCTATACTGTGATGGTAATAGGCGCAACCTTGAGAAAATTTGGACAATAAAAAACCCGCACAAGGCGGGTTCTCACTACATAGGGTTGAGCTTAGAATTTAACGCGGAAACCTAAAGTAGTTGTATCAGATTCTACACCAGCATCAGTCTCTGAAGTCTGATAATTGATATAAGCTGAAGTCTGCTTAGAGAAGTCATGAATTCCCTCTACAGTATAAGTTTCCTTAGTATTTTCTACATCTTGGAAACCACTTTTCAAAGTGTTTGAACCAGCTGAGACCGCAGCTACGACTGTAGCAGTATCCACCTCTACGCCAGCAGCACTTTCTTCAGTTTCAAGCGTTCCGCCCAAAGCTACTCCATTGTAGTTTGTTGTAGCACCTAAAATAGTATTCTTAACATCTGCAGAAGTTTCTGCATATGCGCCTACTAAATTAATAGCACCTAAATCAAGTGTAGCACCTAATTCATAAGAATCATCCCCAGCAGAAGGAATAGTAGATCCTAGTACTGTGATATTACCTAAATTGACCTTACCAGTAGCGGCATTATCAATGTTAGATGCATTATTAACATCAAAACTTGGACCTTCAAAGATATCAATTGTAGTATCCCCTACAAAACCTTGAACAGATGCTTGCTTACCTAAAGCAACCTGACCTGCTGTATTAGCGATACCTGCGTAAGACTTACGCTCTGTTACTGAACTATCGATATCTACTGATAATTCACCAATAGCTGAATAGCCATTACCTAAATCTTCATTAATTGTGTAACCTAAATATGTATCTTCAGTGTCTAAAACTTCGGCACTGTTGTTCCAAGTTTTCTCTACAGATCCGAAAAATCCTGCTTCTGCATCATTTGCTCCACAGCCTACTAAACCTAATGTAGTAGCTACTAAACCTGCTGTAATTAACTTTTTATTCATTTTTACTCCTAATAAAATTATATTAATTTGTCATTTTCGACTCGTATATTATACACGAAAATAACCTCGATGTCAAGAACTTTTTGTTGTAAAAGTGCAAATAATTTGTTGCATTTTCGCAACAAATTCGACAATAAAAAACCCCTCCCAAAAGAGGGGCTAAACTACTCATCCTTAAGTGTTTAACTAAGTAGCTCCAAAACTACTACAATGAAAGTTAATAACATTGCAGCGGCAGGAGGTAGAACTAGTACACCTATGAATAACTTCTGTTTAATTGTTAAGGCTTCGTTCATTAGCCTTCCCCTTAGTCCATCTATATAGTCTAGGTAAAGGACAATTCATTAGCCAGATTGTGTAAATCGCTCTTAGTGTTTGCATTAGTAATCCCAGTATCCGTTAGTTTCACGCCAAGCTTCCACTTCAGGATCTGCCTCTATAAGCAGTACTGGTAGAGGCTTATATAGTTCCTCATCAAACATAAGGTAATTCTCTTCCTCAGTAAGCGGTTCTGGAACAAACCATGCACCATCATAAACATCCATCCAATTAGCTGAAGCAGATGTTACTACAAGAGCGAGTGCTAAAAATAAAGTTTTCATTATATTCTCCATAATAAATTAAAGGGGGTTCCCTCCTCCTTCTTTCTTTATTTTTCTACAACACTAAAATTGTGTGTAGAAGCAGGATTCCAATAAGTGCCACGAGCTGTATGCACTGGATAGTCATTATCATCATCAAACTCATTAATCATATTTGTAAACTCAGTTGAGAACCAACGAGGATCGAAATAGTCATAACCGTTAAAGGCGAAAATGCCATTATCTTCGTAACCATAGTTATCGTTGTCCCAAGGCATATCAAATGCATTTGCTGAACCTACAGTTACTAAAAGTGTTACCATTGCTAAAATTTTCTTCATAATCATTTCCTATATTTTGTTAAAAAATTACTTGGCTGTGCCATAAGGGGCAAGGCCATAGTAGTGTGGAGTAGATGCAAATCGTGTATCATTTACTCCATTAAAGCGAGAATTAGTATCCCCGTCAATATCAGCGTTCATCTTAGAACTACCAGAGCCAGAAGCATTGATAGTCATAGAAAAATTACCTTCAGCATCAGCGCGTCCATAGCCTTTGCCGCGTCCGCGGCCATCGAATGCTCCATCAGTATTGTTAGCAAAGTAACCATCAGTATTGTTATCGTCACTTCCAAAGAATGCAGAAGCAGATCCAGCGAAAAGAGCCAGGGCGATAGTAGTGGTAAAAATAGTCTTAGTCATTTTAAATTCCTCATAAAAGTATATTAGCAAATTCTAATATAGTTGTGTCAAAAAATAGGAGGGTTTTTACGACCTCCTATAAAAATAAAATTTGGAAATTTCCCAAAATCTGAATATATTATATCAAATTTTTACCGATTTGTCAAGACATTATTTAAGGAAACGCTAATATAGTTTTATTGCGACAAGGTCTGTGATCAAAAAACTTATAGCTCTGCATCACGCTTTCTATGACCTCTCCATGCAATAAATCCTCCAAGTCTAAGAGCATAATATGCGATGTAGTTAATAAGTTTGAACCCATTAATTTCAATAGCAATATCTCTAAATAACTTATCGAAATATTTTTGATTATTAACTTCTGTAGCTACACCATTATACATCTTCAATTTAGCATGTTTGTAACCATAATCATGGACTAACCCTGCAATTAATAATACTCCCATTGGAGATAGCCAACTTCTAAAGTATTTAGGAACTGAAGCTCCATCAAATACAAATCCTGCAGGAACTTTATATTGTGTTCCATCAATATTGTAAACCCAATCTTCTACTAACTTCCATTTTCTAGTTGTTAGAATCCATAAAATAATAGCCCCAAAAAATCCTTTATCTTTAGTAGGGATAGGTAAAGGCATCATTGCAGGCATTTTATCATAAGTAAATTTCATTTATACTCCTATATCTTTTTACTACTAGAAATTATTTTTCCTAGTTTTAACATACCAATACGGTCATTTGGAACATACCTCCAAATATAACCTCTTTCTGGGTCATCACACCCAAAGACACTAGTAGTTAAGCCTATTTTAACTATAACTGCTTTGTGTCCATCTAGCATAACTTTGTCCCCTTCTTTAAAGGGACCAAAATATTTAAAGGATATTCCATTAGCAATATCCCCTGCTATATCTTTTACTAGTAACCCTACAATTACTACTGTCATCATAGCAATAAATGGGGTTATTAATTCTCCAATTTGTAAGGAAAATGTACTTACATCTAATGCTTCTTTCATTTTCTTAAACTATTCCTTAAACTTTTATACAAGAAGGTTGATGGTATATATCCCAAGTAGGCTCACATCTTAAATGTTTACGTTTTTCTTTAGGAAGTTTATGCTGATATTTTTCTTCTTGTTTTATCTCTTTCGGTCTGACCGGTTTTATGTCATTCTCTACACTGACCGAATTAAGGTAGAGAATACTTGCTACTATAAGACCTGACCAAGCCATACTAGTAACACTGTTATTAATAAAAACCAGCATACTTTACAACTGGTTAAATTATCTTCGTCCCAAGGACTTTGTTTGCGTGGAAACATATAATCTCCTGTGTTAGAAGGTACTATGAACCTTCGTTACTCTGCGCATTTTGTTCTCTAGCAAGTTTTGCTTCATACTTATATTGATCGTACTTTCTCTTACGTCTAGCTCTACGCTGTACTGCCCAAGGGGCTACTACTGTAGTAAATAGAAGGAAAGCGATAAACCCATATAAAATCATTTCTTGGGTTTCTTTCCAGATATATGCCCACATTTGCTCCTTGTTTCCAGGATCAATCTCAGGCACTTCTGGTTCAGGCGGTGGTAAAGTTTCATCCACCGCTACAGAAGTGGCCAAATTCAGCGCAGCTGGAATCGGCCCGGCTACTGCGTAAGTTACCGCAGTAGTTGCTCCTGTTTTAATAAGATTTCTAGGTTTAACTGATTCTATATCTCCCTTTATTACACTTAGTGGGGAGCACCCAGTTAAACCTAGAATTAATAATGCTGATACTAAGATTTTCATTATGCCTCCTGTGGGAAGAATCGGACAATTGCCGCAGCGGCGGCAATCTGCCTCATACTCTTTTTAATTAATAAATTTGGATCGCGTGTAGGGCCTCGATTGTATTGAGCGCCTCCTGGTGCGAATGTCTCATATGGATTATTCATATAAGAATAATAAGCCATCGTAGCTCCATCTCTAGTTTGAACAACATTTTTAATATCTACACTATGTGCAAATCTACCTGTACGATAGTTCAAAACTTTAGTAGCTCTACCCTTACCCATATTCTTTCGTATAGCGTCATGAATAGCAGAGTTTAACAACTGCCTAAGAGCTATAGGACTCAATTGGGCTTGT